AATAGAAAGTTACGACTTGTCCAGTCAATTTTAGAACGGTCTTCTAAGTAACGAAATACTGAATCATCGGTTGGTACTTTACTTACTTTGCTTAAATAAACAAAGAAAGGTGACTCTTCAGGGGCTAAGTCTGCTACTCTATCACCAAAGTTATAGATTCTTCTTACGTCAGGGGTTCCGCCTTGTACACCATCATGAGCGTTTGAAGAAGCTTGAACCATGTCAGTAGCTTTTACGATGCCTGAATTTATAGCCATTGTAAACTCCTTATTGTTAAATTACAAGTTTACGGTAATTTTCCATGTACGGCTGCTCCCATAATACCTTCCCAAGCTGTATCTGATTCACTCTTAGGTCTAACTCTAGGGTCAGCTCCCTGTATTGCGCCTGGCGTTACAGGATTTTTTCTGGACTGTTTTACCGCTTCCAATGAGTTATAAACGCCTTGTTGCCTTTTTTTACCATTCACATCCATCCAAAGTTTTACTAGATTATCTAGTCCAACATTTTCTCTTGGTTGGGTAACGAATTGTAAGAAGTCTTTTACATCTTCATCAGGCATTTTATGTACGTTTTTTAACTCGTTTATAGTGTTATTCAAGGCAATATTCTCATTCATTTTACTCATATGTCCTTCAATAGCACTTTGCACCGACTGTTGTTCTTGAGCTACTCTCATTTTATAAGACGGTGATTCTGGCTTGTAATAGGCGTCCCAAGGATTGAATTCTTCCTCGGATACCTGAGGCACTTGTTCTTTTTGTTGATTAACAGCTGTATTGTTGTTTTGCATCTGAACCGCTGTTTCCAAAGCTCCTTCGAGTTTTGATAAACTAGATTGTGATTTGTCATACAATGACTGCCACTTTTTACTTTCGCTTTCCCAATCTACGTGTGTTGTTGTTGATTCAGTTGACTGTTCAGGAATATCATTGTACTCCTGACCTTGTACGCTATTATCATCAGCAAAAGGATTGTTCTCCTCAGTCCCAACTACTGCATCTACTACAGATGCATCGTTAGAATTTGCTTCAGCTTCAGTTGTGTAATTTTCCATTACTATTTTCCTTTCTACAATGTTTCGTTGTTTTCAGGAGCAGAACCAATACCTTCTGGTGGTGTATCACCAGTATTTGGATTTTCCAACCCATTCATATAAGGTTTTAATTTCTCCAACTCGAACTTCACTGTATCGGCAAACTTATTTGTTTGCACTTTCTTGTTAGCTTTTGCGTCTGCCCTTACTTCATTCAAGTCACGTTTGAATTTCTCAACTGCGACTCGTTTCTTGTCTTGGACAGACTCCCTTTGTGCCGTTTGCAAGTCACCTTGCAATTTTTGGATTTCTTGTTGCATCTGTTGATTCATTTGTTGCAACTGAGCAATCTCACTCATTCTCGACATTACACCCTCTTTGTCAAATATTTCTGGGTTCTTTTTCAATACCTCTGTTCTGTCAACAAGTCCAGCTTGATACGCTTCTAGGTATACACCATACTCAGCGTATTTACTTTGTGGTAATGTAGAACCAGCTTCTATACGTATATCATGTTGTCCAATATTGTTTCTATCTTTAACAATATCAATAATTGTAGAGTTGTAATCATCATACAATGTATTTACAGACACCTCATTTATATTGTTATTTGGTTGTATCAACCTAAACATTTTTTGAAATGTGTAATGTCCTTTACTAAAAGAATACATAACTCTACCTAAAATATTTACACTAAACTCAATGTCACGTAACTTAGATTTTGGTCTTTCCGAACCAAGTAACATCATACGTTCAGTTCCCCTAACTGTGTCAGGAGCTTTATCTGCGAAACCATGCATCATTTCTGGTAACCCAAATATAAAATCTATATAAAACTCAGCTTTGTCTATCAGTCTATAAAATTCTGCTGCTAGTGGTGTAGGTGATGGATAGTGTGGTTCTCCCTGTGATGTATCTATTTCTATAACAGCATTAGGATTAGCCCAATCTCTTTCTAGTTGACTTAGACCGTTAACAGCACTACCTAAAGGTACTAATAGTTTTAATCCAGCAGACGCTTGAGCGTGTGACAACGAAAGTGAGAACAACTTATTTAAAAGACGTTGCATTGGTCGAGTTCGAGAGACATCCGATTTTGGATAGGGTGTACCTGACCATACATTAGGTAGAGGAACAATAGGATATACATCAGTATTGAGGACTGTTTCATACAAGAGAACCTCACCTACGGTGGCAACGACACCGATTCTTGTTTGCATCACTTCTTCAAACATCATAAGACCACGCTCAAAAACGCCTGGATTTTCTTCTAAGAAATTAGAAAATTCCTCTTCACTCATAACCATTTCTTCACCACTACGAGAATCTACTACCCTGTAAAAAGGAACTTTAGTTTTATAAAATCTTTCTAATATTTGAAATTTTTCTTGATTATAATAATCAAAATCTTTTGTTTCTGCTGGAGTTTTTACATCCATACTGTTTTTGTTTTGACCGTATGGATAATCTTCTTCTTGGTATGTAGATATGTCTTGTATCAATCCTGGCACTAACTCTCCAGTTTCTTCGTCAATAGAAGGCCCAAGAAAAGGATATAGATTTACAATTTGGTCACCAGTTAGTATCGTAGATAAAATAATAGCATCAGCATCTTGAAAGAATCTATCGCGTGAAGATGGAGGTACATAAACCCTAAACGGGTTAACAGACGTAAATTTAACCTCACCCTTTCCAAAGTCAGCTTCGTTGTCGATATACACATATAAATACCCTAACCCTGTTATAGCGTAATCATGTATTGCATCTTTCATCTGTACATCACCGTCAGACAATTGCCATATGTATCCTAGTATAGTTCTCCAAGCAGATGCAATTTTAACATCAGAGTCTTCTCTAGGTATAGCTGTAAATACTGGAGGTTTAGATGTGAGTACGCTTTTTAATTTTTCGACAGCTGGAGATATTCTGTCCATAGGAACGTCAGCCTGATTACGAGATTGCATCTCTTCAGACTCAGCGTTTGTAAAATGATTACCATGATAGAAGTCAATATCATTACGAGCTTCTATTTCCCAATCTTTTCTAGCGTCTCTCCACCTACGATGTAACTCTTGATTTTCTAAAGAAAGAGGATGTTGTTCTATTGCCATAATGTATGTGACTCTGGGTTTACCTATAAGTTAAACAACTTTTTATATAATACAAACAAAAAACGCTAAAATCGACTAAAAGTTCCTCAGTTCCTTGCACCAGTCATCCAATTGTAGTAAGTTTTTAACTTTCCACCTCTTTTTTTACCAGAGTTCATTTCACTAACAGATATACTAGAACTTAGTGGTGATTTAGCGTAATAATCACAATAATACAAAGCATCCATCAAGTCATCGTTCTTTGGAACAGGATGTTCAAACATTTCATCTACTAACTCTGTCATCTCTCTACGTATGTATAATTTTTTACTATTCACTATTGGGCCTAGAGAAGTTTCTAGTCTGTCAGCTTTTTTAATGCCTGGTGGTGGTTTAACCCCTTTGAATATGCCAGGTATAAGTTTTCTATCAGAAGATGCCATCCTCGTAACCATATCACGTACCATCTCCTGAGCTGCAACTGTTTCTATTGTAACTCTTCTAACTGGACTGTATTTTTTTGACATCTTGATAATTTCTTGTGGTAAATCAAATGTAGGTATACGTTCTCTGTAATACTCTAGTACATATCTGTTTTTATTAGAGTCAACACCGATAACCATAATAACTTGGAAGTCTGATTGTTGTGTAGCAGTAGCTGCGATGTCTACACCCATGTAAACGTTTATAGGTATAGCTTCGTTACGTATAACTAGATATGTGTAATTATCCATAGATTTAAATACACCGTCATGATATTGTATTCTATCTGTCTTAAACGCAGCAGATGACAAGTCACGAGCATCGTTCATATACTCTTGGGCAAACTTATTAACTAGACCCGCTTCTATAAATTCTCTTTTCTTAGATTCTAATTTAGATATAGGAAATTGTTCAGGCCATATAGACTTACCATCTTCTAGAGCTCTATAGAACGTTACATTCCATGGATACTTTCTACCTTCTTTTTCTGCATTCTTACTACCATCTACTACCATTTGTAAAAAACTATCGTAGTGTACAATAGTACCACACAACCATATCCAACCCTCTTTGCCTGGCGATTCTTCTAACGCTGGGAATACTGTAGACACAATCCACTTTTTAATCTCATCTCTTCTTTCTGGTGTCTTAGTATTTAGTTCTGATTCAAAGTCATCAAGTATGATACCAGTATAACGAACATCTATCTCTGTTCTACCTCTAAGTCTTTGTGATGTACCCTTTGCGATAAGTCTATCACCTTTTGTGGTAACAATATCTTTCTCTGTCCATCTGTTCCCTACACTATCACCAGATAGATTGCCGAAGTAATATCTTATAGACTCATTGTACTCTAGATGACTCTTAACATATTTTAAGTGGTCAATAGCCTGACCTTGTTCTTCTGCTACCCAAGCTATAAATTGTCTTTGTCCTTTCGGCGCAAAACATATCTTATGTAAGATTGCAGCTTTCGATAGAATCGATTTACCGAACCCTCGTGGTAAAATATTGCATATCCTAGCTCCTGGCTTAGTGTCGATAAGTTTTTTACTAACTTCTGCGTGAAATACAGGAGAGGAGCTTTTATTGAGGAAATCAGAAGGGAGAAAAGCCCTTCCAAAATAAAGTAAGTCATTATAACTACGCGCAAGAACTTCATCTTTTTCTTTCAAGTTTGATATTATATTTATTTCTTTATTAGTCATCTACTTGTTTTTCAGCATGAGCTAACATCTTGACATCATTAGAACCAATCTTGTCTAATTGTTCTTTGGTGAATCCTTGGAAAACAGTTAACGACTCAGTTTTCTTTTCATTAGGAAACATACCAGCAATCTTCATCATTAGTTCTATTGCTCTAAGTTTATCAGAATCCTTACCATCATAGTTATCTATAATACCTTTTGTCATTTCTAGTAGGTATTGTTTAGATGCACCTATCTCACTTAGGATAACTTCTATTTCTTCTTCTACCAATTTCTGTATCCTTTCTGTTTTTAACAGTCCTCGTGACGTTTCTTTAGCATATTCTTTGTTTTTTGTACTAAAAACACGTAAATAAGCGTCTGTAGGACTCATTCCTTTAGCTACGTATTTTGCAAATAAAAACTCTTTATTGGTTGGTTTTTCACGTTTATGACGTAGTTCTTTAGCAAATTTCTTGTTTGAAAAGGAGTAAATGTTCTTAGGTGGTACTCCACTCATACAAACACTAGGTTTTACAGTGTAAGTCCCTAGTATCGTTCTAACATAATCTATATCCTTACCACCGTTAGATTTCATTTGACTTTTTTTTAATATCCTGCAAACTTTATCATCATCAGTCACAACCCAATCACCCTCATCTGCAAGTCTCCAGTCATCATTTACTACCGTATCTGGGTATACACTATGAAATTCTTGTACGTTATCGTATAGAACTTCTTTCTTGCGGGAAATTTGTTTGACCAACATCTACACTGCACCCAACCGATTGATTTCCAGCCCCATGCCGCCCCTCCGAGTGTAGACGTGTAAGGAAACAATAGACATAATAACTCCTATCTGTTTCCATCTATCGCCTGCCCCCAGACGAAAGTCTTTCCCTTGTGGATGTCAACCACATCCAATCTAAATTCTCCTGTAGGAAACCAGTCAATGATACCAAAACAATGTGACCAGTTGTGTAGTCTACCACGTAACCACTTGTTCTGTTCTTTTGACATGTCCTTCAAACAACCCATACTCCAAGCTGCGATAGTACCATCTAGTTTAGTTTGTGTATTTCGTTGTATGTCATGGGTATGACCGTACACTATGTTAGAACCATACGAGTCTAAATGTTTTTTAGAATGGTTTACAGTTGCGTAGGCACCATGTATAAAGATTAGTTTACCTATCTTTAACGGATAGTTGTATGGTAGATACTTGTAACCACGTTCATCCCACTTACATGCTTTTCTAAATGTGTAGTCTTTCATGTAGGGATACTTCTGGACAAATGCATCTAACCATTCGTCATGATTACCAGCACAGATGTATCGTTCTTTACACTTGACCTTGTCTAACACTTTGTCAAACATATCTAAACCTTCGTTGACCAACCTAATCTCTTCGTCAATGATAGGTAGTTGATACTCTAGTGGTGGTTGTTTTATCTTTTGGTATTTCCAAGACGAGACAGATTCCCACTCTCCTACATCTCCTAGATTGATAAAGATGTTAGGTTTTACAATCTCAATAGCTTTTAACACAACATTCACAGCACTTTGGTCGTGAATAGGAAAGTGTTGGTCAGGTATTACTATCGCTCTTCTATGTTTGCGTTTTCTCATCTCTTTTAATTTCCACACCATCTTTTAGAACTTTAATGTTTAATTTTTCTCTAGCCATCTCTGTTGATTCTCTGTCACACAACATACCTATAGCTAGTTTACCATTTTGTTTCTTAAATTGTTCCCCAGCTTTTCCTATCGGTTCTATGAGAACCATATGACGTAGACTGCAGTCACAACACCATAAGTGAAAAAACGTTTCACCGTCTACAACAAAAGCTTCGTCATCAAATGTTCTAAGTTCCATATTTTCTAATTTACAGTACAGAATATCCTATTACAATAACTTTCGTAAAAATCTGCCTATATATAATATATATATAATAAATAACTAAACTATAAACTTAAATAATATAAGCTTAAGCTTAAGCTTCAGAAATTTTGTGCAATATTTTTGTAGAGTTGACAAAAGTAGTTTTGTAAAGAAAAGTAGACGAATTTAGAAAAGGTTGAAAATAATTTTATTATGTATGTGGGTCTTTTATACCCGCCCCTACCCCCAAGTCGATTTTTTGGATTTGTCGAGGTCACGTTGAAAACCATATGACGAAAATGTCGTATAATATATATTATGGATAGTACGGAGTAGGGTCACCCCTAGATTTTTCTAGGTATTAAAAATAAAGTGGACAATTTTTTATAATAATCTTTTTTCTTGTATATAATCTATACTACATGTATTATTGTACATGTCAATTAATAATATAGGAAGGAGTACACACAATGGGTGAAACAGCACAACAAGTTGTTAGTACACCAAGTCCTAAGAATACTAAACTAAGTAAGAAGAACGTTGATAACGTTTTAAATAACTTAAACGGTTTCTCAAAAGAGGAACAAGAACAGATTAAGAAAATGTTCGGTAAGTTACAGAGTAAGGGTTTAGTAACTAATGGACAAGGTGGCGGTACAAGTTATGATACACCAGAAATTGTTGAGTTTAGAAATAAGTTCAACAAAGAAGTTGAAAAGGTAAGTAATGGAACAGTCGTGACAAGTACTGGAATTAAGAAACACTACATTCTCGATAACAAAGGAAAAAAGCGTTTTCCAATGTTATACCTTAGAACTGAAACTAAGTAGTAAAACCAACAATCAAGGGTTATGTATGAAAGTATGTAACCCTTTTTTGTACCTAAAATAAGAGTAACTTACATGAAACAATGTATTATTGAAAATATTACTGATACTAAAGTCAAAATGACTATCTACACAGAAAACACTAGTAAAAGTAAAACAACAGAATTTATAAGTAAAAGAAGTACTTCCGAGTACTTTAAAAGATTACGCAGAGACTTACACATGTGTAAAGATAACGTAAAAATAATAGACCATATCAACAAGATTACTACTACACATGAACCTAAAGTAGAGCCTATAAAAGATATAAACGATATAAACCCTACCGAGCAAAAGAAAAAGAAAACAAAGTATTTTCCTAATGTACTCGTAACTATAGAAAAAACAGATGATGAGATAAACAGACAACGTATACAAGATATTATGCTCGACCTATCAATAGGTAATGTAAAACGTGCAGAAGCACAGATAAAGAAATATTATGGAATTTAAGGTAGTATGTCGCCCACATCAAAACCAAGCTGTCTCTCTCCTTCCACAGCGCAGATGTACTACCTTGAACTTAACAAGGAAGGAAACACACAATGACAAGTAACACAAAACAATCCAAAGAGTATTGGAAAGAAAATGTAGTTATGCTTGAGTCTGTTGGTTCTGCTCTTGACACTAAGACGCAACTCATACATCCATTGTTTGAAAATGGTGTTGTAGAGTTTGACGTTGATGTAAAAGTAGAGAAAGCAACAGAAGAGTTTACAAGTAAACTAAATGAACAAGATGCTCTTACGTTTAGAAAGCACGCAATCATGAATCAATGTACATTATGTGTAGGTTACATAGACCTATTACGTAACGCAGAAGATGAAGTGATATGGAACGCTGGACACAATGCAGCACCACTAAGTGAAGGTAGATGTTGTACATCATGCAACGACTTACATGTTGTGCCTGCGCGTCTTGCTAGTTTTACCAATACTACACCAAAGTACATTGCAGATTGTTTAAGACAAGAGGCTGACATGGTAGAGAAGTTCGCAACAGAAGTAGATGTACATAGTATGGAACGTATGCTTATCAGATTACGCAAGTATACTGACATGGTAAAAAAGATGAAGAATGACATTGAACAAGAAATACATCATAAACAATAATGCAGACGTTCTTACCATATCCTGACTTCAATCGTAGTGCTCGTGTACTAGATAACAAACGACTAGGTAAGCAACGTGTAGAGGCAATGCAAATATACAAGTCTTGTGTCCTTGATGACTATGGATGGAAACAACATCCAGCAGTCAAAATGTGGAAGGGATACGAGACTGCATTGCTAATGTACATGGATACTATGATACATGAATGGGAGCGACGAGGATTCAAAAATACTATGGGATATGCACGTGTGCAGACAACTATTGCTCCCCCATGGTTAGGTGATGAGATGTTACATTCATCGCATCGTTCTAACCTTTTACGTAAAGATAAAGATTTCTACTCAAGATGGAATTGGACAGAGAAAGACAACATGCCGTACTTTTGGTGCGGTTATGCGCAACAAGATACACAAATACTGGAGGATATAAATGCAGTTCAATGATGATGATTTACATAAAATGTGTAAAGATAAGAATGTTGACGAGATTGCTAGTTTGATACACGAAGCAAAACTTAATCATGCTCCTCGTATCGTGATACAACAATTGCAACAACATTATGATAAACTTATTAAACAAAAAAAAAGAAATGAAATAACCTTGAAGCCTGTAGTTGTTATGTCTGCATGGCGTAACTATTGCAGAGAGTCATGGTTATACAGATTTCTTGAAAGGATAGGTTTA